ACGCGGGCGCAAGCGACCCGCTTTCCCCGCCCTTCCAAAAAGTTGATGAAATCTACCCTGAAACATTTTCCTTAGAAGCAGAAAAAGCGGAACCACTTCACCGGGGGCCGGGCGCTGTTCGTGTTTCGATCACAGACCCGGAATTTCCGGGCGTCACGGTGGTTGATGCGGTAGGTCCGAAAACAAAGCCCACAAAAACAGGCCGCGAAAAGCAGCAACGCAACGCGCCAAACATTCACCCCGAAAACGAAACGGTGTTTCAGCATTTCAGTGACCCGCAAAAGGCGCGGGCGGCATGGGCTGAATGGCTGCAATACAAGTACGACCAACACCGGGAGCGTTACAAAAACGCAAAATCGGAACTGGTTAAACTTCGCTCACTTTGGGAAGAAACGAAAGGAGACGCGGCGCAGGTAGAGCGCAATATCTCGCACAGCATTGGAAACCTTTACCGGGGCATATTCGCCCCAAAAGCAGAAAAAAATGGAACACAACAGCACGGCCTTAACAAGGCAACAGCCCAACACCTCGACCTTGCCCAGTATGTTGGGCAGCGCAGGATGGCAGCAATGGAGCGCGCTATGCAAAACGGAACACTGGCAGGCGCTCCTGAAGAACGGCAGTTTTGAAGATCGCAAAGCCTTTTCTTCCATGCTGGCACTCCCTGAAAACCTGCACCGGGTTTTGCCCGCATCGGTTGAACAAGCCATGTCGGACGTTTACCCGACCCTGGCAACCGTGAAAAAGTATCACGGGCCGGAAGCCGTAAAGGACGCGGTTATCGAAATTGTGGCGCAATCGGCAGCCCTTTTGAACGTAGGAAAGAACCTGAAACCTCACCAAATCGAATTTATCGCCGTTGAAATCCTGCAAGAGTTTTATTGGCTGAATGTTGGCGAATTGCGGTACATTATGAAGCAGGGCGTCCGGGGCGAATACGGCGAAGTTTACGACCGAATTGATACCATTGTAGTTTTTGGCTGGGTTGAAAAGTATTTGGAAGTGCGAACTGAAATAGCCGCAAACCGGGCGATGCGGGCAGAGGCCGAACAAGCAGCAGCCGAAAAGGCAAATCCGCAAAGCAGTACGGCAATACCGATGCCGGAAGCCGTGAAACAATCGCTTTCCAAACTCGAAAATACCTTTCTGGTTGACGGCGAACTGAAAAGCGGGCTGCCTTCCGGCGAATGGGAACCGGATGAGCCTACCCTGCGAATGATTGAAATGGAATGGGCCGACCTTGCGGAAGAAAAGCGCATACCTTTTGTGAATTACAAGGCAATGCGGATTGCACAACTAAAAGCACAGATTAAAAAATGATACTCACAATCCTTTTCGCACTTTGGGCGCTTGGCGCTTACCTTCTCACCTCAAACGAGGTAATGAAAAAAGTTCGGGATTCTCACCCGATGAACCTTTTTTCACCCGCAAAAGGCGCGGCAATGATTTTCCTATGCCTTGTCGTGTTTGCCCCTGCCGTAGCGTTTGCGCCGTTTGTGTTTTTGTGGTGCTGGATACAGGACAAATATTTTTCTTTCCGCATTCGGCGGGCTGCTCGAAAAATTGAAAAAATGGCTGAACGCGTTAAAGGAAAAAGTCCGGAAGTTGCCGAAATGCTTAAAACCATTGCTGAATCAATCAAGCAGGTAAAATGAATCTTCCCGAAACAACAACCCGCTTACTCGAAGCCGTCCGCGCATCCCGCGATTTTGGCCGTGATAACTACCGTGCAAACACGGTTGAAATCAGCGACGCCGGTATCATTTGCTATCCGGTAAAATCAAAGTTTGTTTCCGATGAAATCCAACGGGCAGGAATTGCTGAAAAGGTTGCCTTTTACATTTATGAAAAGACCCGCTACCGTGTGGAAAGCGAATTTCGCAAAGGGAAATACGACGTAAGCGGAAAAGAAATAAAGATTTTGATATGAAATACATAAATTTTGCCGCAACATTTTTTCGCCTGCTTGGAACGCAAAACGTGCATATAGGCACGGACAAGCCGCACGTCTGGAAAACGAGGCTTGGAATTTTGACCGCCGCGAAGGTGGCTAAAATAGTGCATCTCAAATGAAACCCACTACCCGCAAACCCGCCACCTCGCCAACACCGCCCAACCTTTCCAAAATCGGGCAGGCCGTAAAAATGACCTTTGTCACCGCGATAAAGCGGGCAATGTCCTGCACGGATGCGGAAGCAGAAAAGGCATTTGCCGAAATGTTACGGAAAGGCGATGTGCAGGAATGCGGGGAGGCTGGCTTATTGAATGAGACAAAAAAATATGTTGCAAAAGGTATTGCAAATAAATAAAACGCAATTATCTTTGTCACGTCGAACACGAGTTTACAAGAACTTTGCAGCCCTGCCCCGCCTCCTGATGTGTTCGACGACTTTTCTACCGGGGCGGGCTGCTTTTTTAAAATGTCGAACACAATGAATTATCAAGAACTTATTGAAGCAAAACGGCACCGGGCAAGCGATTACGGCATTGAGCCTAATTTCATGCCTGACGGCGTTTTTGACTTTCAGCGTTACGCCGCCGAATACGCTATCAAAAAAGGCCGTTGCGCCGTGTATTTTGATACCGGCATGGGCAAAACGCTTATTGAGTTGATTATTGCCGCGAACTACGTCCGGCACACCAATAAGCCCGTATTGATTGCTACCCCGCTTTCTGTTGCTTTCCAATTTTTGAAAGAGGCTGAAAAATTCCACATTGAAGATGTGGAGTATTCAAGAGAAGGCAAGTTTTCCGGCAAGATTATCATTTGCAATTACGAGCGCCTGCACTACTTCAACCCGGCCGACTTTGATTGTATGATTTGCGACGAAAGCAGTTGCGTTAAGGACTTCAAAAGCAAGACGTCCGAACACGTCAACGCATTTATGCGCAAGATAAAATACCGCTATCTCGCAACGGCTACCCCTTCACCGAACGACTACGTCGAACTTGGAACCAGTAGTGAGGCATTGGGGTACATGGGCTATCAGGATATGCTTACCAAGTTTTTTACCAACAACCAAGACACCATTTCCCCGATGGGCATAGGCGTTAAATGGCGGTTGAAAGGTCATGCGGAAGAAGCATTTTTTCAGTGGGTAAGCGGATGGAGCCTTTCGGCTCGGAAGCCTTCCGACCTCGGATTTAGCGACGAACGCCATGTTTTACCGGCGCTGTATGAAAACGACCACATAGTGACAAACGATGTTCCTCTGGTTGTAAACGGTCAATTTTCGATGTTCAACCAAGTAGCCCGAACCATGCCGGAAATACACGCAGAAAGAAAGGCGACAATTTCAAAGCGGGCAGAAAAAGCGGTAGAACTTGCAAGCCAACACGCGACGTCGGTATATTGGTGCAACCTGAACGGAGAAGCGGACACGGTTGAAAATTTGGATCCAAACGCCGTGCAAATTCACGGCGGCATGAGCCTTGAAAAGAAAGAGGAAATTTTGATTGCGTTTGCAGAAGGCCAGATCAAGAAACTTGTTACAAAGCCAAAAATTACGGCATGGGGTTTGAACTGGCAGCACTGCCCACACGCTGTAACTTTCCCCGGATTTTCTTTCGAGCAATACTACCAACTTGTCCGCAGGCACTACCGCTTCCCGATCACTGAACCTGTTACAATTGACCGCGTAATTTCAGATGGTCAAGTAAGGATTTTGCAGGCCATTGAGGCAAAGGCAAAGAAAGCGGACAATCTATTTTCAATGCTGAATATCAACCTGAATAAATCCTACACCCCAACCTCAAAAGAATTTGACAAACAAATCCAACTTCCAACATTTTTAAAATAGTCGAACACAATGACAAAAGAACAAGTTATCACCGACAAATACGCAATCTATTGCGGCGATTGCATGGCCGTTCTCCCGACGTTGCCAGCCGAAAGCGTTGACCTTTCCGTTTTTTCCCCGCCTTTTTTGGGCCTGTTTCATTACAGTTCATCCCCGCTTGACTTTTCCAACTGCGAAAGCCGGGAAGAAGCATTGATTCAGTACGAATTTTTAGTAAAGGAACTGTATCGGGTTTTGAAGCCTGGCAGTATTTGCGCCGTGCATTGCACCGACCTTATGAACAAGGACGGCAGCCAATACGACTACCCGCACGAAATCGAAGAAATCCACACGCGAAACGGCATGAAGCGCATGAACAAAATCACCGTGTGGAAAGAGCCTTTGAAGGTTCGTTTGCGCACGATGGTTCACAGCCTGATGCACAAAAACATCGTTGAAAATTCAACCGAATGTTTCACGGCAATGCCGGACTATATTCTGATTTTCAAGAAGGAAGGCGAACGCGACGTACCTGTTACGCATCCTTTTGGCCTTACCCATTATGCCGGGCTTCGTCCTTTTCTTCCTGAACACCTGTCAAAATATGGCTTGCCGCTTGGCGACTTTTTCCAGCAAGGCGAATTTGATGTGTGCTATGATCGGTATGTAAACGAATCATTCAAGGCTTTGCAAAAGCAATATGCCGGGTTTGATGGTGACCACAAACTGAACAAGTTATCACACATCATTTGGCAGCGTTACGCATCAAGCGTGTGGGATGACGTTCGGATTGACGAGGTTTTGCCGTTCCGCGATGCGCGGGAAGATGACGACGAAAAACACGTGCATCCTCTCCAGTTGGATGTTATCGACAGGATTGTCGAACTTTACACCAATCCGGGCGAAGTCGTTTTAACCCCGTTTATGGGTGTTGGCAGCGAAGTGTTCTCGCCCGTTATCAATGCAAGCCTCATTTGTGTTGGTATGATGTTGTT